TCAGCCTGCACAATCGCTGCGGTAGCAATGCACCCGACGTATGCCAGCATCAGCGTGATCATGAACGCCAGAGCCCATTGCTCCAGAGCTATAAACCTTGAGTAGAACATGACGCCCAGCGCAGCAGCGAGGCCGGATACCGCGACGGCGATCGACCAGATGTCCCCGTACACATCTCCGAACACAAGGTCGATACTGGTGATGGGAGCGCCAGCGGACATCAGGCCATATGCGCTGATCAGCAGATACTTGAACGGAAGGACGAGCGTGTAGATGATCTGGAATCTCGGAGGAATTGTGGCTGTGTTGAGCGGACTCCAAACAGTCTTCTGGTAGAGATTCCGAACCCACACGCTCGCCATCATCCGCTACGCCTTCGCTGCAGCGGCAGCTTTGGTCGCGGCGTCGGCGGTGGCCTTGGCAGCTTCGGTCGCGAGCGTGGCCAGGATGGCGGTCTGCTCACGAACGATGACCTTGGCTACGCGGGGAGCCGCGACCGCGAAAGCGTCCGCAAGCATGGTCGGATCGATCTTGAGATCCTGCAGGCTGGCGACGGTGACCTTGATGCCCTTGGCGTTGAGAGCGTCAGCGACGGCGGACGCGAGCTTCAGCGGGTCGAGCGTGACCGGAGCCTGCGTGTTGTTGGCCAGGGCCAGGAGGCGAAGCTGGCTGTTCATCATGTCCACTTCCGCCCGGTTGAAGGTGTCCGGACGACCAGACGACTGGTCCGAGACGATCAGACGATGGAACAGGTCGTAGAACTGCATGTTCGGCAGACCTCCCCATCCGTCTTCCGTTACCAGCCATCCTGTTCCGTCTGTGCTCCATGCAAGCTTCACGTTGTTGCTCCTTGTCTTGTTGTTGAGTGGTGTTGAGGATCCGCCTGCAGAAGACGATCCGCCCGGCGTCCAGTAGTTCCATGGGTTGTACCGAACGCCGTTGTATTCGAGATGGCGGTGCAAGTGCTGCGTGACGCCTCCGGTGTTGCCGGAGAGCGCGATGTCCTGCCCCTGCTCGAAGAACTGGCCGTCGGAGCCGTAGTAGCTGGACAGATGCGAGAAGACATCTCCCCAGCCCTTGTTGTCGCGGTGCTCGAACCACATCGAGTTCCCGGCAGAACCGTTGTTCGGACGGCGTCGGATCCATCCTGCGGTCGGAGCCTTCACCGGCGTGCCGACAGCAGCGACGAGGTCAACCCCTCCTCGGGAAGCCCCGGCGCGTGCGAGGTGGTTGCGCCACGACACGAATGGGTCTCGCTGGTCGTCGAAGATGACGACCGACGGCCCATTGAGGATGTAGTTGATCAGGGACATTTCTCTCCTTACTTCGCAGGCTTCCAGGAGCCTGCATCATAGATCATCACGACTGGATTCTTCCATGCGTTGGCAGACAGGATCTTCGGGTTTGCCTGGATCCATGCTCCTGCGCGATAGATCTTCCCGCCGGAAAGCGTCGCGAGGGAGAACACATTGGAGTATGCGCTCCAGCCGACACCATTGGATCCTCGTGAACGAACGTAGTATGTCGTCCCCGGCGTAAGGCCGGTGAGGACAGAGTTGCCATTGGAGGAGATGACGCTGACGTTCTGCGTGAACGCTGCATTGGTCGCATACTGAATCTGCCACCCGGTTATCCCAGAGCCGCCATCTGTCGTCCCGCTGAAGACGTAACGCATGGATACAGATGTAGCCTCGTTGAGCGACACCGAGTATGGCGCTCCGGGAACCTGAGCGATCCGGTCTGCGCTAAACGTTCCGGTGCAGGAGGCGTATCCGATTGGAGAGTCTCCGTTGTGGCTTGCATTGGCGGAGAAGTTGAGATATCCATTGCCGTCGTGTGCGATCCAGTTGGTGTAACCCTGCCCATACAGAATGCTGTTTGTGCTTCTGAAGTCCTGGTTGGCAGACCCATTCCAAACTTGTCCGCCGATGTTGACCGACCACCCCGTTGCATTCGCAGAGTATGCCGTGCTCGCCTCGGTCTTCTCGCCGTATAGCCACCAGTTGTAATAAGAACTGTTGCCCGACACCGCAGCAGTCTCGATGTGCAGGCGGATGCGGAATTGGGAGCGCCCTCCGTATGTTCCAAAGTAGTCGGCGGAGGCCATTATGCGTTAAACCACAGGTCGCCGTTTACCGGGTTTGCAGGAGCAGTTGCTCCAACCGAGATCTGAATTCCGTTGATGCGTCCGGTGATGTTGCCGGTGAACGCTGGAGCCGTCACGGTCCCCGTGAATGTTGGGTTGGCCAGCGGAGCGAGCGCGCCGAGTGCGGTGCCCAGACCAGTGATGTCGCTCTGCACATGGCTGTGTGCAGCCGGAGCGAAGGTTGTCGGCTTGTTGGCGATCGACGCCCAGTCTGCGATGGCGGCCCATGCGGATCCGGTGTAGTACTCGAAGTACCCTCGAGAGTCGTTGAAGCCGATCTGGCTCTTGCGAGGAGTCGACGGTCGCTTGGCATCTGAGGTCCACGCTCCAACCTCATTCGAGACCCAAGATCGGTCGTCGACAACGTTGGCCGCCGACAGGGTTGTTGCTCCAGCGCCGACGTTGATCGTGCCAAGGCTGATCTGGTAAATCCCCGTGTCGGTCTGGGTGAGAGCCGGAGGAGTTGTAGACCCAGCAACGCCAGCGATCGTCTTGAAAACTACACGCTGCGGAATGGTCGGCGCTGAGAGGTTCAACTCTGCGATGGCACGGTCGACGCGTGCCAGCGTGGCGTGCGGAGTGTTGGCGAGAGGGATGATCTCGATGGCGGTACTCTTCACCATGTATCCGCGGAGAATCGCGCTACCGATCGAGAGCTTGATCTGCAAGCCGGTGCTGTCTCCGGTCGGCTTCAGGAGGGTGTCGCCGATGCTGCCTACGACGCCGTCGCCCTTGAACTCCCGAAACAGATATCCATACTCGATGTCTGTGGTGTCTTGGGCTACGTACGGCCAGCTGCTGACGGTCATGCGATCTCCTCTGTTACGGCAATCTTACCCTGGATCAGGTCTGCGACCACGGCAACGACCGAGGCGTCGGAAGTCACCAAGTCGAAGAAGTCTGCGAAGCTCGAGATGGCAAGGATCGGCATCGAAATGGCAATTTGCGTCTCGATACTTGCATGTGTAAACTCCGCCTTGCCGTTGACGGCATCGACGGTCATCCTCATGCTCGACGCCTGTCCGTCTTCGTAGCCCTTCTCGAACACGATGATCGTCTTCTCAGACTTCACCGGCTTGGGGGTCACGGGCGGATCGACCGGCGGATCGACTGGCGGAACGAGCGGGTCTGTTACGATTGTCATGATGACTCCCTATGTCTTGATGATGTAGTTGATCGCGAGGTATGGCTGCAGGTTGTTGTGCGCCCCTGAGCCACCTGTAGCGCCCATGTTGTTCGAGTCGAGGAGCGTGTAGTTATCCGCATACGAACGTTGGTATCCCCGGTCGGCAAAGTCGCTAGCGTTGTATGAGGCTGACTGGGATCGAATGGTGTGAACGTGCTGGGGCATCTCGGCGACAGACAGAGTGTGGGTCTTGGATCCTCCGGTCTCGCCGAGTACGTCGAACTCAGTTTGCGCGGCGTCCAATCCGACAGGGATGCGACCCTTGAGATTGGGAACGGCGAAGGTGGTTGATCCGTCGCCAACCCCGTATAGCGTGCCCGTGACAGCGAACAGCGCTGCATAGGTTGTGCGGCTGACGAGCTGGCCGTTGCAGAGCAGGTAGCCAGCAGGAGCGGTCGTCCCCGCATACTGCGACGTGACGCCAGCAGGGACGCGTGCAGCCGTTACGGCTGGACCCGCTGCGATCTCGGCGTCGGTGTTGTACACCCGCCACCAGGTTCCCCATACGCCATTCTGCTGCTGGCGACGCCACTCCTGCGTGCTGCCAACGTCGGTGTATCCTATCGCTGTTTGAACCCTCCAGCTACCAGCGTCGTGCGCCTGCACCGTGATGTACCACCATCCGATTCCGTTCGGAGAGTTGGTCATGGTGTTGCCGCGATAGAAGCCGGTTTGGATGAGACCGTTGAAGTCTCCGTTGCTGACATCCATCCCATAGACGCCAAGACGATCTGAGCTTTCAGACTCGATCTCACGTTCCAGCCTGCTGACGCGGCTCTGCGTGTCGGTCACGGTCTGTCGCAGCGCCGAGGAGCTATCGAAGTCTCGGATGTCTCCGATGGCCACAGCCGAGGTCAAGCCGGAGCTATCGCAGATGATCGCAGCCTCGGTGATGTTCGAGAATGTCTCTTGGCCGTCGATCACGACCGACACCTTGTCTCCGGTGTCGAAGTCCTCCATGTAGATCATCGTCATATTGTTCGACGGCGTTGCCTTCACCGCGACGCGCGTGAATCCGTCCGAGGCGAGGATCTCGTCGCCAGCTTGCTGCAGCTCTGCGGTAACATTTGTGTTGCGCTGATCCTTGAACTGCTCTATGATCAGACCCCACTCGATCTCTGCAGCGGACGACACAGAGTTGACTCGTGCGAGGATTTGCCGGGCGGTCCCTTCGCCTTGCCCGGCCACAATCACCCGCGTAACTCTCGGCGGAGCGGTCTCAACAGATTGCTCTTGAAGCGTTCCGTTCTCGATATCCAGCCGGACGAACTTGCTGCGATCCGCCACCGCAGTAATCTGCAACTGAAGGATGTTTCCAACCTGCAGCACGCGGAAGCGAAGGTTCCGCAATGTGGCGATCTCCCGCAGGATGTCACCAACATAGTCGAACCGTGTCGTCTTGTTGACGGTCGCTCCGAGATTAGAGTTGACAGGGTCGAGGCGGAAGAATTCTTTCAAGCTCCCCGTCTTGCGAGCAGCGGGTGCGCTTGGGCCAAGGTTAACGTCTGCGTAGTGTCGCATAACCGTTTCGGCGTTCCCGCTAAACACGTCGTGGCTGGATAGCTGCGTAGCAACGTCTGGGTTACTCGGCTGTGGGAAGCTGACGGTGTCCCAGAGGATCCGATCGTCGGACAGACCGGAGATCGTGACCATGCCCTTTTTGTCCGAAGAGGTTGCCTTCTTCGTCGGCTTGGACGTTGGCCCAGAGAACATCGTTTTCCAGACCGGCACCGGAGCGAGACCGGGGATGACGTTGTTCACGCGCTGGATAGATTCAGAGGAGTTGGCGGCTCCCGCCCAGGAGTATGTATATCCAATCCCAGAGCTACTCGGAGTAGAGCCGTCGAAGTATTGGCCGGGACCAATTCCAATTGCAGATACTTCTTCCAAATGCGCTTCGGTGACAAGCACAGTAGCAGAGCTGTACATGCCGAACAGAAGCGTGGTTCCACTCACCGCACGATTAGCCGTTCCAACTAGAACTATCTCTCCGCTCGCTGGAATAATTGCTGTTCCGGGATTGCAGACCTGCCCTACGACATTGTCAGTTGAAGCGATCGAGACAGAAGTTCCAGGAGGACCAGATACTCGTATTGATGCGGCGTAGAACCTTCCGACAACGCCTGTGGCCTGAGCATATGTGTAGGTGCTGGCCGGGGCATTCATCCACCATCGCCCATTCGCAGACGAGCGGGTGAGCGTCAGGCCGGACCGCCATCCGAAGGTCCCTGCTGAAACGTTTGGATTGAATACGAGGTTCCGACGAGCTTCGACTCCGGATGCATAAGTGTCCGGAGTGCCGGGGATATCCTTGCCACGCGCTGTGACCAGGATGCCTGCTCCTGGCGCGCGAAGGTCGGCAACCCTAGGGTGCTCAGCCGGGAGCGTGATCGACCATGAGCCGACGCCGTTGTGAACCGGCTGCATCTTGAGACGGAGGTCTTGGGTTGGGATGGCACCCTTGCGCCGGAGGTTGCGGTCTCTGACCTCGACGATGATGTCTTCGGGCTGGCGAGCCATTACAGCACCGCCCAACGCCGAGGCCACCATTGTGCTCGGACGGTGGTGTTGTCGTTGATGTTGTCAGCCTGGACCGTCACCGCAGTGACACCAGGAGCGATAGACCAAAATCTCGGAGCGGCAAGAAGGCCGTCATACCGATTCCTTCCAAGGTTGTCGAGGAGCGTGTTCCATCGCATATCGATCTTGAGCGTCTGCCCCTCCAAGAGCGGGCCGATTGAGTCTACAGCGGAGTCCCATACGAGAGTTTCTCCTCCAGCCCCGATCATCGTGACCTTTGTCGTCGGCCCAGTGACGTTGAAGACGGCCCATGCGAATGTGTCTCCGATGTTGTTCGTTTCCTGGACGCCGAACGCTGCGCCTGAGGCGAGACGGAGCTTAGCAAGGCGAGGAAGCAGGGTCGGCTGAAGGCCGGAAACGTCACGCCGGATCTCGAACGACTCCGGCCTGTTGCGCGTCCAGAAGGCGTCTCCCGCTTCAAGCTTGATCGTCGTCTTGAAGTATGTGCGGTCGTCGCTGTCCTGCTTGCGCTTCCAGTCGGCTGTTCCGGAGCGCACAACATCGATGAACCACTCGTCGTCGTCTGCCATCCCGAAGTAGAGACGCGACGAGCCAAGCTCTGCGACGGACGCCGGGGCGAAAGGATCGAGAGCTATGGAGAGGTCTGAAAGCTTCTCTGTCAACTCTGATCTGTTGGCTGCGTACACCCATAGCGGGATGGAGATATCGCGCCTCTCGATCCGGGATCCGCGCCATGTGCTGCCGGATCCCGCGCCGTCGAACCATTGGTTGGTCTGGTCCGGGAGGCCGAATCCGATGATGCCGGCAAGGGCTTCGATGCCCTTGACATCTCCGGCGAGCCATGGATACATATCGATCTCTCGTCCGGCTCCGACTAGGCGCAAGGAGTTGGTCATGACAGTTCCTCTCGTACCAGTTCTGAAGCGTGTCCGAGCATGTCCATAACCTGTTCCCTCGTGCTGATCTTGTCGTTCGGAGCCGCGTGCCATTCGACCTGGATGACCACCGCAGGCTTGCCTCCGGATGTTGAGGCGATGTTGGCGTTGATCTCCTGGCTGAGCGTAGCCGGGATCGTTGCGTTGAGGCCTCCCAGCATGTTCTCAAGATTACCTTGTTCGGATTGAAGGCCGTTGATGAGACCCTGCATGATGAGGCGACCGGCAGGAGCCAGAAGGATCTTGTCCTTTGCAGGAGGTCCCTTCTTCTCTGGGATCATGTTGGTGATGCTGCCGAGCAGGTCGGTCAGTCCGCCGAGGGCATCCTCGATGCCTCCGATGAGACCGTCGATGATGTTCTTGCCGGCATCTGCAAGCCACTTTCCGGCTCCGGAGAAGAAGCCGATGATCTTGTCCTTGAACCCCATGACTATATCCAGGGCGTCTTCGATGGGATTCTTAACCGATTCGTATACAGCCTTGAAGATTCCAGCCACAGTTGCGATCAGAGAGTTCCACTTGTCGGTAACGGTGCTGACGACCTTGCCGACGATGTCCTGGATGAACCCCATGATGGAGTTCCAGATGGACGAGATGGTTGACCACACCGAGTTGAAGATGCCGCTGACGATGCCGATAAGAGCGTTCCATCGGTCGCTAACGAACCGGACGACGCCTTCGATGATCGGCTGCAGGAATCCGACGATCGTAGTCCAGATGGAGACGATGAACGCCCAGATGGCAGTGAGCACAGTGGTGACGATCGAGAGCCAGAGATTGAACGCTCCGACGACGAACGCGATGAGACCGTTGACGATGCCAGAGATGCCAGCCAGGATGGAGTTCCAGATGGCGACAGCCGTGTTGAACAAGAACATGAAGATGGCGACGAGCAAGCCTACGAACGCCTGTATGAGCGGGGCGACATATGCCATGAACCAGTCGACGACCGCGCCGATCGCAGTCATGATCCCTGTGACGACGGTGGACACGATGGTATACCAGATCGTGAAGTAGAGGACGATGGCGTCGATGACGAATTGGATGATGGGCAGAACGTAAGTCTGGAACCAATCCACCACAGCGCCGATGGCGACCATGATGCCGTTCCAGACGTTTGTAGCGGCCTCCTGGAGGAACGTCCACGCAGTCACGAGGAAGTCTACGAAGCCTTGCCAGATCTGCTGTCCAAGCTCGGTCTGTGTGAAGAACCAGACCAGCCCGGCGACCAGAGCAACCACCGCTGCGATGACGAGGCCGATAGGGTTGGCCGTCAAGGCCGCGTTGAGCGCCCATTGGGCAGCGGCAGCGGCTGAGGTGGCCACGGTGGCCGCTACGGTGGCAGCCTTGGCAATACCACTGGCGACCGATGCCGCGATGTCCTTGGCGGCTGCAGCGGCCTTCGCAAGCTCCAGCGCCTTCACGATCGCTATTGCATTCTGCATTGCCCCGATCATCTTGATCGTGCCGCCGACAATCAGCAGGATGCCGCCGATAACACCGACGGATCCGAGGATGAAGTTCTGCAACTCCTCGTCCATGCTAGCGAAGGCGTTTACTCCGTTGGTGATGTTGTCGACCATGTCGGTGACGACCGGGAGGAGCTTGCTCCCGATGCTGATGAGGAGCGTCTCAACCGAGCCGCCGAGGGCTTCGGTTGAACCCTTCATGTTGTCCAGGCGAGTAGCTGCGACGTCAGCGGCGGAAGTCTTTCCGATGGCATCCGCGAGCTTGTCGAATCCTGCAGCGCCTGTCTCTGCGACGATGGCCGCTCCACGAACGGCGTCCGAGCCGAACAGAGCCGAGAGAGTTGCCTGCTTCTGTTGTTTCGTCATGCCAGCAAGCGCCGTGCCGAGAACGGTGGAGATGTCCGCCATCGACTTCAAGGAGCCTTCGGCAGTGTAGAACTGGTTTGCACCGTCTTCCGTGATGAGACCGAGTTCCTTCATCAGCGCCCCGGCGTCGGCTGTTGCTGGCTGAAGGTTCATCAGCATCGTCTTGAGCGACGTTCCAGCGTCTGAGCCCTTGATGCCCGCGTTGCCCATTGCTGCGATGGCGAGAGTCGTGTCGTCAAAGCTCAGCCCGGCGAGGTTCGCCACAGCGCCGACTTGCCCCATGCTCTGGGCAAACTCACTCATGTCGATTGCGGAGGCGTTTGCCGCGCCTGCAATCTTGTCGGTGACATTGACGAGACCGTCGGCTTGGATGCCGAACTGGTTCATGGCGTTCGCAGCGATTGTCGCGGCTGTCGGGAGGTCTACGCCACCAGCAGCGGCGAGAGCGACCACGGCGTCAGCGGCACCGCCCAAGATGTCCTTGGTCGAGATGCCAGCCTTGGAAAGCTCTTCCATTGCGTTGGCGGCTTCACTGGCGGAGAACGATGTGTCCTTGCCGATTCGCAGAGCCGCTTCGCGGATGAGATCCATCTCGCCTGCGGTAGCGCCAGATACGGCTTGGATCGCCGACATCTGAAACTCGAAGTCAGATGCAGCAGCGACCGCGACACCGAATCCGGCGACGATCGCTGCTCCACCTACTGTCGCGGCAGTGCCAGTCTTCTTCCAGGCCTCTTGGCTGCTCGTCGCATTTCGCTCTGCAGCCTGCTGATATCCATCGAGAGCCTTCTGGCCCTCTGCCAATGAGGAGAAGTCCGTCTCAAGGACGATCTTCCCTCGTGCTTCACCAAGGCTGTAGTTTGCCACTGGAGGCTACCCTTTCATCGACGACATTGGATCCCGGAATCTCCCCGGCACAGCCTTGGTGTCTGCGCTAGCGAGCCATTTATCGAGTTCCATTTGAGCTTTCTGTTGTCCTGCTTTGCTGTTCTTCGCCTTCTCGGACACTTGGTGAAGCTTGTTCTCCAAGGCCGATCCGAACGTTTGAACTGCACGGTCGAAGCTCCAAGCGGTTAGCTCGTCTTCGATCGCGTACAGTTCGCTAGGACGCGTCCTCATCTGCTTCGAGATCTGGTACGTCTCCCACAGCATTCGAGGTTGCCTTACGAAACTCAGCGAGGTCGGCCGAACCTCCGACGGCGAAGTTCATAATGTACATCTTGTCCATCATGTCGACGTAGTCAACGTAGATCACGCCGTCCTCGCGCTCGTCGTCGGGGATGTCCTCGAACTTGGGCTTGTCGTACTCGTCGAGCACCGGCTCGCCGTCGATGACGATGGGTCGCACAGCCGGTGCGAGGATGGGGTCGGTGACGACGTGGACGACGATCTTGTCGACCATGCTCATCATGCTTCCGAACTTGTCGGCATCCTCGAGAATCGCCTTCACGTTGACCTTGGGCTTGCCCTCGGCCTTGGGGATGGTCTCGGTCTGGACGATGCTGGTGAGCGAGTCGAGGCTGTGGAGAACTCCGGCCTTGACGAGACCCTGGATGCCGGGTCGCTTTACCTGGCAGGTCTCGCCGGACGGGAGGGTGAGATCGGTGAACGGGCTGCGCCACGACGAGCCGTGTCGTGTGGACTTCTTCTTGCGATCGGAGGGCTTCTTCGCTCCGGCGGGTACTGCTGGCATCCTGGTGCTCCTTTGTGGTTACTGCTTGGTTACTGCGGTGGTCAGACGCCGGGTTCGACGAATGCGGTGACGGCCTCGTTCTGCACGAAGTCGTACAGTTTGTCGGCGAGCCCAACGCCTGCAGTCGAAGGCATGGCAAGGCCGACGCCGGAAGCGCTGGTCAGGAAGAACGCGCCGTCGGAGAACTCACCGGACAGCTCACCGGTCGCCTTGGCGCGGTAGATGATGCAGTGGAGGTCTCCGCCGGTGTCGGAGATGACCTGCCCCTCGATCCGGAAGTACGGACGCTGGTCGGTCACCTTCTTCGAGAAGACCTTCTTGCCGGTTCCGGTCGTGCCGGTCTCGGTGATCGTTCCACCGGCCATGGCGCGGAAGGCTTCGAACGGCAAGCCGCCCGATTCCAGCGACCAGTCGACGGCTGCACCGTTACCATGCTGGGCGGCTACGCGGTCGTCCCCGCGCAATTCTTCGAAGCTCTCGGTGTCCGAGAAGCTCAGCGTCCGTGCGATGGGAAGGTCGATCGAGGTCGCGGCGAGCACGACCCCGGCTGCGTCGGTGTACGGGGTGATCTTGATGTCGCGCAGACCGTATGGAATTGAGGTTGTAGTGAGGGCCATCACTTACTCCTTGTCTTTGTGTTGTACCGTTTGGTGTCTACCAGCGAACCATCCCGAAGGTCGAAGCGGTGGAGGACGATGACTCCGGACACGGCTCCGCAGAAGCGGCTGTCGCACTTGACCTCGAGAAGGCCGGAACCCTCTTCGATCAAGACGGCATGCTTCTTGGAGTCGCACCGAAGCTCCTGCGTCATTATTCGGCGCGGAAGTCTGTGGGATCGGAGAGCAGGAACGCCAGCGTTGCGGCGTTGATCTCGCTCTTGTCGACGAAGTGGTTGTTGTCCGAGGACCAGACGAGATCGTCGCGGCTCTTGGCTTCGACCTCGTTGTGCGTGAGGTCCTTGTTCGAGATGGTCCGAACATCGGCGGTCCCGATATACCGGACTCCGCGGATGTCCTTGAGGTGGACTTCCGGAGGCGCAATCACTGCGTTCATCGGTTCCACAGCCGGAGGAGCGGTCTCGACCTCGACAGCGACAGCCGTCTTCGCGTCGGGTGCTCCAATGTCGTTTACTTCGCCCGTAGTCGGGCTGTCCTTGCTGGTAGCCATGGTGGCTCCTCTCATCGAGTCAAAGTCTACTTGATCAGAGGCCTCTGCCGATGGCGGCGAGGTGATAGGGGATGACGACGGCATCGAAGCCATCGTCTGCAAGATCTCCACCGATGCCACGGTCTTCGATCTGGCTGATGTGGCCGCTCGTAGTTTGCACCTGAATGCCGTTCTCCACGAGGAAGTCGGCTGCAGCTTTCGCGATGGCGGTAGGCCTGTTGTAGTCGCCGAATTCGTCGTACACCCACAGGTCGAACGGCTGTACGATTGCGCCTCCCATGCGTCGCTCCTGCTCACCCCAGCGGACCACGATGAACGGCTTGAAGTTGGGCGATTCGAGCGTGTCCGCCTGTAGCACGGATCCGGTGGTCGGCAGGCCGAGCGCGTGAAGCTCCGGAGCCTGCTGGAGTAGTTGCGCCACAGTGTCGCGACGGCTGTCGAACGGTGCACCAACGAGTACGAACATTACGATCCTCCAAACATATTTGCCATGACCTGATTGGCCATTGCGAAGAACTTCGGACCTTCGGATTCGATGGTCTTGTTGATGATGCCCCACTTGCCGTTCCAACGAACTTCAAGCCAGAACCCATAGTTGACCCGGTGGTACAGGTCGATCTGATAGACCGAGTTGTCGGCGTTGACCTCGACCTTGTAGGTTGAGAACAGACCGCCACGAGCGTTGCCGGAGCGGTCTGTCCATGGTGCCTTGGTCTTCGCAGAAGCCATCGATCGGAGGCTGTAGTAGTCTGTGGTCCTGGAGAGGTACGCTGCAGCCTTGCCCTTGGCCTGTGCGAACCCTATCGAGAGAGTGTCAGAGGTCCATGTGAGACCGGGATTACCTGCCACGCTCCACCACCAGCGCGCGGATCTCGTACAGGTTGTCGCGCACGATGTCGCCAACGCTCCACTCGCGTCCGTCGCTGGCGGTCCAATGATCGTCGACGGCAACGTCTGCGGTGGGCAGGGCCAAGAGCAGAAACTCAGGAGAGCGCTGCTTGCCGTCCGTCAGCGTGAGGATCGGCGGGGTGACGTTCGCGCCGAGTTCGATGACGCGGAAGGTCTGCGGAAGGCGCGGAGGGAGGTCGCTGGTCTTGTAGCCGCCAGAAGGAGTGGGCGTTCGCGTCTCTGGAGTCAGCGTGACCACCGTCGGCTTGTATCCGATATACGCAGCCGTGTTCTCGATGTGAATGGATAGCTCCAGCGCGTCCATCATGCCCTCGTAGCAGCGCGCGTCATCGGCGGACGACCAGACGACGCCGGAGTGTCGCCAGCGGTCTCGTAGGTTGCTACGATCTTTGCATAGTTGTCGAAGAGCTGAGACATCTTGCGGGAGCTTCCGCCCTCCGTAATGTCGACGAGGTTCGCCACGGCGTTGCGCTTGGAGATCCACACTCGATAGGCGGAAGCCGTCACGCCATACGCGTCGATCAGCCCGGCGAGGAACGCGTCGGTGTACGGCTCTACGTCGAGCGGCTCTTTGATCTCGAGCCTTAGCTCCGCGACCTGTTGTGTGGTTGCCATGGTGGCTCCTCTCTCGTCTCCTGAAGTCTACCGTGTAGCACGCAGAAGACCCCAGCACCATCCCGAAATGAGTGCTGGGGTCGTCCTGCTGGTCTTGCAGATTACTCTGCTTCGACCTCCTCGTTGGCCGAGTCGTCCTGGACGAGACGTTCGATGAGTTGCTCCTTGGATCCGGAGGCGCTCAGTTGGCGTGTCTTGGCTTCTGCCTTGAGGTCGGCATAATCCCACTGCTCGTACGGAAGGACCACGTCCTCACCATCCTCCTCAGCCGCGTCGACAGTTTCGTCGACGGTCTCGGAGGTGTCTTCGCCGGACTCGTCTGCAACGAGGAATTCGTCGCTCTCGGACAAGACCTCGAAGCCCTGTAGCTCTGCGTCCTGTCGCAGCCAAGGACGGTCCGCCACGAATGCCAGTTCGTCCTTTGCCAGCGGCTTGCTGAAATCGATCTTTCGACCCATGAGGTCTTCTCCCTTCAGGAGCTTGTTGTTAGCGGAGGGTGAGCAGTCCACCAAGGAAAGCTGCTCACCCTCCAGTCTGGTTACGGCAGGTACTGCGTGGGCGGCGAGTACAGGCCGGAGGCCTTGATCTGCATGACGGCGGAGCCACCGCGCTGGCGGATACCAGTGCCGAGGCCGACGTTGTAGAACGAGTCGATCAGCGGGTAGTCGTTGTCGCGACCCTTGACGAGGCGGAGGCCTCGGAGTGCGGCGTTGGCGTGCTCTCGGATGCCGACCGGGTTGTTGAGGTTCTGCGAACCACCGGAGCCGATGTTGAGCACGTAGCCGACCGGGAACAGGTCGTCTTCGACGATGATCTGCTCGCCGTAGGAGCCGATTGCACGGAGACCCTGGTAGGTCGGCGCGATGGTCCCGCCGGAGATCTGCTGACCGGCGTCGAGGATGCGGTCCTGCGGCTGTCCCTGTGCGGGGATGAAGTCGTAGAGCGAACCGGTGGCGACGCGGAAGGTGCGGATGACCTTGCCCTCACGACTGTTGACAGCGATGATCTGCTGGACACCGTTGGTGGAGTCGTAGCCGTGGTGGCGAAGCTGCTCGAACATGTCGTCCAAGTCGGTGGAGTCGATGATGGCAGCGCCCGAAACCATGTAGTGGTTGTGGGTGCCATCGAAGACATTCGACTTGTAGGCCGGAGGAACGACGCCGTCAGCGTTGTACAGCGCCTTGACGGCGATGATCTGACCGTCGATGTCGGTCTCGCGGTTGACGTTCGTGTAGAGAGCCTGGAGAACCAGTTCG